CGGGAACGTCTTGTTGACCAACTCGTCAATGTTGGCGATGGTGTCGGTGGCGCCCTGGTAAAGCCCCGGCGCCCGCCCCTGCAGCATGCCCGTGACAGCCTCAAGATCCCGGCTGCTTTCGATGCTGTCGATGAGGCTGGTGGCGTTCTGAATCGACAGTTGGTAGTCGGGGAGCCCGGCCTGCGCCGCCCCCGCCGCTTCGCCGACCTTGGTCGCCGCCGCCCTGCCGGCGTTGTCGATGGCGATTGGCGCGGCGACCTGAGAGCCGCCCGGCCCCTGCACGATGAACTCCTGCCCGGCGTTCACGTTCTTGACCGGCGGGAGCGGCTTTGCCCCTTCCAGGTTCACCCAACTCACCTGACCATCGGACCCGATCTGGTAGGGCTCCGGGTTGTCCACCCCGTCGTCCGGCGTGCGGTCGGCCCACTGTACGTTGCCGTAGAACTTCGGCCCCTCCCGCGTGCCCGAGGCGAACTTCTCCCGGTCGAGCGCCAGGCGCGCCCAGCCGAGAGGGTCGCCGCCGCTGCCCTTGCCCATCTCCCGTTCTAGGAGCATCTGGGCGATCATCTTTTGCGTATCGCTGCCATAGGTGGCGACCTCGGCGAGTTGCGCGACCACGCTCATGTCGGGCTGGCCCATGCCGGCCACGCCCATCATGTCCATGCCGGGGTTGCCGCCCATGCCGCCCATGAACTTCGCCGCGTACTGGTCGTTGGTCAGGTTGCCGTCCGATGCGTTCGGGTTGTTCATCCCGCCCTCGCCGGAGAACCATGCCCGCGCCGCGCCCTCCGGGCCGTACTTCTGCACGTAGCCCCCGAAACGGTGGTCGAACACCGCATCCTGCGCCTCGGGGCTGTCGAGGAACTGCTCCACCGTCATCGGCTGGCCCAACGCCTCCGCCGTCCACTCGGGGATGTTCGCCCCCATCATCTGATAGCGGCCATATGCCCGATCGCCACCCACGTCCGGCCCCACCGCGGAATAGTCGCCGCTGCCGGCACTCTCAATCCCGGCAATGGCGTCCCGGTATCCCGCCGGACCGCCCATGGCGGGGGCAACCGGCGATCCTCCGGGCGCTGGGGCGGCGCTGGGCATTTCCGGCGTATCGGTGAAACCCGCGCCCGTGAAGCCGCCAGGCGCGCCACCTACCGCCCCAATGGGAGCGCCCATGACGGTTGAGCCCGCGCCGAGGCTGGCGAGGATGTCCGAGAACTTCTTGTCGCGCTCCGCCTCAAGCGGCTGAAGTTTGGCGTCGGAAACCCCGCCGATGAGCGCCTTGCCCACGGCGTTGATCCCCTCCCACATATTCTGCGGCGTCTCGCTCGTGGCCTGTTGCCTCAACAGGTCGGCCATCTCCCGCCGCCGCCGCAGGCTCTCATAGGTGGGGTTTTGCGTGCCCTTGCCAAAGATCGTCTGCATCATGCGCCCGCCAGCTTGCCGTAGTTGACGCCGAGATACTTGCCCATCGGCACCACCGCATCCGGGCGCACCTTCAGCACCTCCTGCGCCATCGTGCCGACGTGCTTCGTGCCGGGATCGTGCTTGTATTCGTAGGCGTAGACGCCCACCGGCTCCGCCCCGCCAACGTCCATCTCGCCCAACGGCTCGATTTCCGTCTTCGTCCGCTCGTCTGAGAGCATGAACGGCAGTCCGGCCGTGAGCGCCGACGCGCCGAGCCCGAACAGCCCGCCCATCATCTGGTTACGGCCCTGCACCTGCGCATTGTAGTTGTTCATCTGGCCCTGGTACTGCTGGCCGAACAGCGCGCCCATATCGACGTTTGGCACCTGCGGGTTCTGCACCCCGCCGAACTGCGGCATCTGCACCTGCCCCCCGCCCCGAAGCGCGTTCGCCTCGTTTACCGCCCCGCCGCGCAACTGCTGGCCCATGCCGAACTCTTGCGCGCGGGCGTCGTTGTTGAAGCCGCGGACCTGCATCCGGTTGCCAAACTCCGCCTGCCGGGCGTCGTTGTTGAAGCCGGCGCGGGCGAGATTGTTGCCGAACATCGTCTGCTTGGCGTCGTTGCCGAACATCGCCGCGTCCCGCGTGAGCCCGGCGAGCCGCGACTGCTCCCCCCCTCCCGCAAGGATCGCCTGCATCCGGGCGTCGTTCGCGTTCTGGCCGAGGTTCGCCATCTCGCGGTCGTAGGCTTCGGTCCCGACCTTGATCCCCTGGTTGGCGAGCTGCGCCGTCATGCGGCTCCGCTGCTGGTCGAGCATCGGGGCCATGCGCGACATAAGCGCGCCCTCAACCTTCGCCCGGTCGGCGCTGTAGTCGGTAGGCCCGTAGCTGGTGGCGAGGCGGGGGCCGCTGCCGACCTCGGCCATATTCGGGCCACTGCCGACTTGGGTAAGGTTCGGGGCGGAATTCGGCTGGCCCAGAATGGAGCCCAACTGACGCGCCTGACGCTCGCCGACATTGGAAATCCGGCGGTTAGTCGTGGTCTGCGAATCGAAGAGCGCTTGCAGCGCTGGCGGCAGGCTCGTGGTCTGCGTCATCTGCGGGAGGTCAATGACCTTCCCGGTAAGCGGGTCTTTATACTTCGTCGTCCCGGTCTGTCGTGAAGTCTGCGAGCCCCAAGGCGTGACCTGGTTGCCCTGCAAAAGCTGGTTCACCGACGCCGTGCCCGCGCTCGACTGCAACTGCGCCCCCGCGGTTTCCCACGGATCGGGCGCCTCGGGGGGCTTAGGGCCTTTTCCCATCGCAATACCTCAACCACTGCTCGCGTGTGAGCGTGAGGGCCGTCCATAGGCCCGGAATGTCGTATTCGTCGCCGCCGAGGTGTCGCCACGCCCGCCGCAGCACCGGGCTTTCCGTCTTTCCCCAGACCATCCGGCAGAAGCCGAAGGGATAGGAGAACATCTCCCGCACCCGCGGGCGGGTGATCCACGCGCCGTTGCCGGCCACGCTGATTTCGATGACTTCCTTCGCCGGGTTCCAGTCGTGAAAGACCGCGCCGGCTACGATCTGCCCGTCCCGCTCCCAGCCGATCGCCCGCCGGTTCCCGAAGCTATCCCCGCCGAGGGCATCCGCGACGAATAGCGCCACGGCCTCGCCGTAGACGGTCAGACGACGTTCCCGCCGACCAGGTACGCCACGTCGAAGGCGACCATCTCCGCGTCCAGCATCCGGCTCCCGCCCGCGGTGATCTGCACCTGCGGCCCCAGGGCATAGCCGGAGGCCCCGACCGAAACCCATTGCGTTACCGCCGTCGTGCGCACGTCGCTTCCCGGCGCGTCGTCAAAGCGCGACACGTCCCATATGCCCACGTCCCAGAGAGCCGGAGCCGAGCTGTCCGCCGGGGCGGAGGGCGGCGATGGAAACTTGGTCCCGTAGTTCTCAGCCATCGACAACTTGGCGCGGAACGGCACGCCCGCCCGGAACGTCGCGCGGCCGAGCGACCCCAGCTTGAACGCCCCCGGCGCCCCGAAGTCCTGCGGCAGCCACGAGAGCCGGCAGACATAGGGCGCGGTCCCGTCGTAGCCGGACGCCTCCGCCTGGTGGATGAAGCCCGCCGCGTCCGCGAAGTAGAGCCAGCCGTCATGCAGCACCATGCACTGCATATCCCAGCCGGTGATCTTCCCCCACGCCCCGGTGATCAGGTTGACGACGAATGCCTCTTCCCCGGCCCGGTGCGGCCAGCCCACCAGCGCGAGGCTCTGCGCCGGCCACTTCTGCACCTGCACCGGCAGCGCCGTGACGTTGGACAGGTGAGCTCGCTTCCATGCCGGCTCGATCGCGTAGGTGACGGCCGCTTTCGCCAGCGCCGCCCGATCCGCCGTCACCACCGCGGACATGGGCACCATGCCCTCCTCCGTCGCGATGATCAGGTCGCCGCCGGCCTGTATCGTCTGCACCCCGATCGGCTTGCCGATCTGGTAGTGCCCGACCAGCGCCCACGTATCCGAGTCGGCGGGGTCGATCCCCTCGTAAACCAGAACCTCGCCCTGTTCGGAGATGAACACGTTGCGGTCGGCAAAGCCGCTGCCGCTGTCCGACGACCACGTTGCGCCGAACTTGAGCCCGCCGCCGAGGGTAAGCAGCCCGCCGAGGTCAAAGCTGGTGAGCGCCCCGCCTATCGTGTCCACGGCGGCGTACCAAGCCCTGGTGGTGCCGCCCTCCACCGCCCATGTCCGCGAGTTGTGCTGCCAGACGTGAGTGAGGAGCGCCGTCGATACGCCCGTGATCGTTACCGCCGACGCGGATGAAGGCGCGGACGTCGAGGTTGCCGAGCCGCCCGAGCTCGCCCCCGTGAGCGTCTCCGCCGTCTGGAACGTCCCCGTGACCCCGGAGAGCTTGAGCGTGCCCGCCGTCGCCGAGGTGGGCACTACGCCCGCCACAACGCCCGTCGCGTTGCTCGTGCCGCCCGTCACCGTCCGGCCAACGACGAAGGCTTCCGTAAGGGCGTTGTAGCTGATCTTGACGATCGCCGAGGCCGCGAGGGGGTTCCAGTTCGTGCCGTCGTAGTAGATCGCGAGGTCCGCGCCGTTGACCGCGATCAGGTACTCCTCGCCCGCGATCGCGATCTGTGTAAAGGACCACCGCCCGTTGGTCGTCTGCGTCCATACCGGCTGCGCGACTTCCGCGGGAAAGAGGCTCACGTCGTAGATGTCGGTCGCCGTCGCCGCGAACAGCTTCTGCACCGCCCCGCCGCGGTAGGGCAGCAGCCCTTGCACCGCCGCGCCGCAATCGGTCTTCGGCAACGCCCCGCCCCGAACCCGCACCGAAGATGCCGTGGGGATCCAGTTCTCCAGCACCGAGCAGCCGAAGCCGGGATTGGCCGCGAGGTTATCGTTCTCGATCCAGCCCCGCACCGGGGCGGCCAGGGAAGCGAAGTTCTTTCGCGCCTGCGCTACGGCGGCGATGGCTTGTCTCACGACGCCCTCAGCGTGCCCGGATAGGTCGAGCCGTCGTACACGACAGGACCGAAGCCGTCGTACATGACAGGACCGACCGGCACCGCCCGCGGCCCGCGGTCACGCATGATCAGCTTCGCCTTCTTCTCCTCATAGGTCGCCATGTCCTCGGCGTATGGCAGGCCCTTGTTCGCCCGCCACTGCCAGATCATCCCCAACTCCAGCAGCTTCCAATCAAGCTGGAAATGGTCGTCGTCGGCGAGGAACTCGGTCTGCGCAAAGCCGTAGTCAGCCGAGCCGGCCAGGATGAATGGCAACGTGTAGGGGAATGTCGCCGATGCCTGGATACCGTCCGAGCGGACGATGTTGGCCGACTGATACCAGTATTTCACCACCGCGCCGGACGCGAGGACCGGGAGTATTTCGATCCGGTCCCCAAGCATCGTCCACGCCCCGTTGACGGGCGTGTAGCTGCGCAACTGCCAGTCCAGCCACACATCATGGTCCAGGACGTGTGACAGCTCCCACTCGGCGCTGCGAAGCCGCGAGACCGCCGGCATCCGGCTGTAGTAGTCCGGCAGCGCGAAGGCTTGCGAAGTGCCGTCGCCCGTGATCGTCGCCAGCACCCGCGTCCGCTGCCAGTCGTGCTCCTCGGCGATCCGCTCCGCCATCTGGTTGGCAAGCGCGCCAAGCTCCTGCGCCGAGCGGTCGTCCGAGCCATAGACGACATCCGGCACGGCCATGCCGACCACCTTGCACATGCGCTGGATGACGCCGAGGACTTGCATCAGGCGGCGGCCTCTTCCTTACGCGGCCGGCCCGGCCCGCGCTTGTCCATCGCCGCGATCTTTTCCTCCATCTCCGCAAGCCGCTTCGCCAAGTCGTCGGCGCGCGCGTTCGCGGCTACGGCCTCCGCCTTGGCCTTGTTGGCCACCGCGAACTTGTCGGCCTCGTCCAGCCACGTCTTCGCCTGCTCGCGGAGATCCCGCCAGCCGAAGCCCTTGGCGGCGGCTTGCTCGCCCATGTTGGCCAGCTCCTCCGCCGTCCGCACGCCGGCATACTTCAGATCGGCGATCTGCGCCTTGCCCAGAAACGGCAGATACTCCAGCGGCGTGCCCGTGACGGTCTCCGCCAGCCCCGCCTTGAAGGCGGCATACTGCTCTGGATACCGCTGCGCGGGCGTCAACCGGCCCGAGCCGCGCGGGTCGCGCATGAAGGTGTGGTGCGCCTGCCCGACGAAGTTGTTGTCCTTGTCGCCGATGGTCAGGATTTTGACCATCTCGACTTCCTTGAACACCTGCCGCCCCGCCTCCGCGCTCGCCTTCCCGTCCGGGATCGCTTCGGTGTAAAACTGTACGTAAACGCTGCTCTTGTTCAGTTCCATCAGGCCCTCTTGATGTAGAAACTGGAGTAAATGTCGGTTTCTTCCTGCCATTCGATGCGATAGCCGGCGAACCTCTCCGCCCACCACCCATGCGACCGCACCGTCAGGTGCAGCCTCTGGCCGATTGTCGCCCCGAACTGGTCGGGGATGGTCGATATCTGGAAGAACACCCGCTCCGCCGCCGCCATGATGTTGGCGATCACCGCCGGCACGTCGTCAGTGGGGATGTGCTCCATCACGTCGGCGCAGTAGCCATAGGGCGCCCGGAACGGCATCGGCTTGGTGAGATCCCATTGCAGGAACCGCAGGTGCATCAAGTCCTTGTCGCGGCAGTTGTCCGTGAAATCGACCAGAAGCACGTCGCAGCCGGTGATATCGTTGATCGCCTTGGCGCCGCGCCCGGTGCCGCACCCGAAGTCGGCCACCAGCCCATCCGGCTTGACGACCTCCGCGAACGTTTCCGCGCTTTCCTCGCCGGGGGATTTCCGCCCGTAGTTGGGGTTCATCCACATCAACTGGTATTTCTGCCGCTCGTCCGCCGGGGGCTCGTTCCAGATCGCCGGGAGCAAGCCGTCGCCGTGAACGGTAAGCTCGCAGCCTTCCTCGATCAGTTGCGCCGCGAACCGAGGGAATGCCTCCGCCTGGAGCTTCATGGGCATGGACGCCCGGAACTGCCGATAGCCCCACGTCACGTCGATCTGCGGGATGCCTTCGTTCCACCACTGCTTGTAGGCGTGCGTTGCCCCGGCGCGGTTGCTGCTGTCGTAGCCGAACAAGTGCATCTTGCGGTAGCCGAGCACGAACGCCGCGACCAGCGCCGTGATGCCCACCGAAACCCCGCCGCCGACCAGCGTATAGCCGCCTTCCTCAACCTTCGCGGGCGGCAGCAAGTCCTCCACGCCGTCGAAGTTGAGGTGAAAGAATTCGTCCGCGGATGCCGCCGTCTCGGGGTGCACATGGCTCGCGAAGAGCCGGCGGTTCGCGTCGAGGTCAACCAGGGCCGACGTGATTTCCTGCGCGTCGATGATGACCTGATAGTCAACCGCCACGTCCCGCGAGAGAAGGACGGACGCGCCGTTAAGCCCGAATACCGTAGCCCCGCGGTTGGCCATCGCCTTGATCGTGTCGATGTCGTCCACCAGCGACGGGCCGCCGCCGCAGATCACAGCAACCCTGTCGTGAGCATCCCGCCGGGCCAGCCATGGCACGTCCAACTGGCTGTTGGCCCGGATGTTCGCGTCTACCTGCTCCTCATGCGTGTTCGGCATGACCAGATACGGAATGAACATCGGCCGTTCCGCGTGCGGGTTCTGGTAGGTGATTTGCAGGAAGTCGCCCGGCATATTCTCTCCGAGAATGAGGGAAGGCCGGCGAGTTTCCCCGCCGGCCCGCTTGGTCAGGTAATGCGGCCCTGGCCGTGGGGCCGGTCGCACATGAGCACAACCTTACCGCCGTTGTTCGTGGTGGTCGTCGCCGACGCCACGAGAGCCACAACACACCCCAGAAGCTCCTTCAGCGAGGACGAAGCCGAGATCAGGCCGGCGGTCGAAACGCCCACCGTGATGCCGGCCGCCATGCTGACGGTCTTGGTCTTGTTCGCCACGACCATGCCGCTGATCTGATACCAGCCATAGGTGTTGGCGACCGTCGCAGCCGTGGCGAATGCCCAGGGGCACGTGTCGCTGGCCGTCGCCGCCGCTCGCACGGTGACATAGGAGGTGTCGTAGACGACGGAATCGCCCGCCACGGTAGAAGCCACGCCGGTGAGGTAGATGAACTCCCCCTCGCCGTAGGTCGGATGGACGAACTTGGCTCGGGTCCCGAGGGGGACCTTCGCCGTGGTGTCCACATCGCCGGGCTTGGACGGCAAGAGCCGGGAAGGCTCACCCGAACGCCAGGCGGAAGTGCTGACTGCAACCATTTTATCCGGGTCTCCTTACGGGGTGCTGTCGTACATCTTCACGTTGAACAAGGGGTTGTTCATCGTGAGGTTGCCACGGAAGCCGATGTGCTGGACGATGGCGTCCTGGTTGACCGGCGCCCGCTTCCCGCCATAGGGCTCGAAGTTACGATCCGGGTTGTACCGGAACGCCAGCGAGTCCATGTCGAGGAAGTAGGTGGTATTGGCCGGCATAGCCGTCCCGATCCCGCCTTCCAGAACGATGTCGATCGACTTGCCCGCCCCGAAGTACTTGAGGTTGGTGAAGCCGAGCGCCGAATAGTCGGTATTGTCGGTGATGCGCTGGATATTCTCCACCGCCGCCGAGTAGGCCAGGAAGTGCTCGGTCGAGCACAGCGCCAGGTCCGGCCCTTCGTTGCCGCGCTGCTTTGCGGCAAGAATCTGGTTGAAGATCGACTTCACCGTGGTCGAGTTGACCGCGGTGATCCCCGTGAACGCCGAGTTGGCGTCGTAGGTGGTCGTCGCCCAGATTGAGTAGGTGGAACGCGAGATGCCACCGTAGTCGTTGGTGGGCGTCGTCGGCACCGCCATCTGCAAGCCGCCGATCTGGTTCGTCTCCGAACCGGCGCTGTGGAAGTCCTCAGTGAACCGATCCTTGAGCTCCTTCTCGGCCGCCTTTACGTGGGCCTTGAATCGGTCGCGGATCATGTTCGAGCCGGCGTTGTCCAGAATCTGGTCCATCGGCATCGAAACCGACACGGATGCCGATTTCGGGGCGAAGACCGCATCGTTGAACAGGTCCGCCGGCAGTGGGTTCAAGAGGTCGTATCCCGAATGCCGGATATACGTGCCGCTCTCGCCGAAGAGGAGGGTCTCGCGGATGTACGGGCCAGAGTATGGACGCCAGCCGCCGCGCTTCTTCATCTCGAAGAGCGCAACGTTGTTGTTCGACACCAAGTCCTGATAATCCGAAGACCGATCCTCAAAGGCAAGCGACAGGGCCTCCTGATAGGCCTCGGTCGAGTTGATGTTCGCCATGTGGCTGAACTCCTAAGAGGGGGGGTTAGAGGCCGAGCTGATCGAAGACACGATCAACCGCCTCAGTCGAATTTCTCGCCTTTGGTCTCACTGTCGGGTTCGAGCCGGGTGCACCGTCGATCGAGATGCCCGCCTTTTTGGGGGCGGGAGCCGCCTGCGCAGTGGCGGCGGGGGTGGCCACGGGGGCCGGGGGCGTGGCCGCGGGTACGAGCCGCTCCACGAACTGGTATGCCGCGTTGAGATCGGCGGCAGGATCGCCCGTGCGGGGGATCGCGCCGGTCTTCAACGCCCATGCGATGTGATGCTCAAGCTCCGCAAAGCGCGGCTGGGCCGCCGCGAAGCTCTGGACGACCTCCAGGCCGCGGTCCTGCTCCGCCTTGCGGTATCGGTCGAGCTCGGCCTGCATCTCGCGCATCTGCCCGGATAGCTGCTGCACCTGCTGATCGACCGGCGCCACCGGCTGGCCCAGCACATGCGCCGCAACGTCGCGGAGCGACGTGCCCATGTTCTGACAGATGAACTCAAGGCCCTGTATCGGGTTGGTGGCCAACTGCCGCTCAATGCCGACGTAGCGGTCCATCGCTTCGGCCAGGGTCGTCCCCTGCGCCTCCGCCTGCTCCGCGTACTGCCGCAGCGGCTCCAGCTTGCCGCGGTATTCGGTTATGCCCTTTTCCATGTCGCCGAAGCGGGTGGCCAGGTGGTCGCGCAACGCCTGCGGAGCTTGGCCCCATACCGCCTTGGCGGTGTCGTCGTTAAGCCATGCCGGGACCTCGACAACGGGCTCAGCGACCGGATCAGGGGCCGCAGCGGGCTCGGGGGCGTCCTTCGGGACGAACTTCCCATCCGGGCCGCGCGCCGGCCCGCTCTCAAGCGTGACCTCCTCCGCCGCCTCCGAGGCATCGCTTCGGAGCGCCGTGTCGAACGCCCGATCCATCACAGAGTCGAGCGAACGGTCTTCCGCGGGGGCGTCGGCCCCCGTTGGCTCGTCAATCATGCTTTGTCCTTGGACTAGGCCGGCAGGCCGACACGCGACCACGCGCGCCCGAGCGCGGCGTCGATCTTCTGCTCTTGCTTCGGGTCTTCGTACCGCTGCCGCGGCCCCGTGATCTTGTCCCGATTCGTGACCGAGCTGTCGTCGCCGACCTCGAGAACCCCGCTCTCGCGGTAGTGCTTTCGCATCTGCGATTTGCTGTCGTACATCCGTCCATCCTTCATCGAACGGATGCCGCGAATGCCGCCTTGCGTGTCGGTGAAGAACCGCGGCGCGCAGAGTTGCCCCTGGTTCGCCTTCCGCGCGAAGGCCGCATCCTCGCGAGACCACTGCCGGCGCTGCCACTCATCGGCCGGCACCCATGCCGCCGAAAGGCGGTCCCACCGCTCGCCGCCGCGGAGTTCCCCGTTCTTCGGCAGCATGTCAGTAGAGCGCGACAATATCCGTCGCGGCCGTGGCCGCCATCACTCGCCGGCACGACACCGGAAGCACGCCAACGGGGACGGCCTTGAACACCACACCGGAGCCGGTCAGGCCGGTGCTTACCGTCACGTCACCCGTGACGCCGATGTAGAGCGCCCGCACCGGGCCGAGGTCGGTGGTGTCCGACTTTGTGACCGCCGCATAACCCGCGGCGGGGGCTGACATGCTATCAACGGCCATCCGGTTTCCTTTTCATGCTTTGAACCTTGGCCGCGCTCTCCGCGCCGGCCCGCTTGTCCGCGCTCTTCTGTTGCTCGCCCGAGCGCCTGAACTCCCGCTCCTGCAATGAGCGCCCATGCTGCGCGTCCTGGTCCGCGCGCTGGTCGCCCCGAGCCTTGACCGCCATGTCCGTCCGGGCCATCTGCTCGTCCACCTGCGCCTCTTGCGCCTTGAAGCCGATCTCCGCCCTGATCTTCTGGATCTCGGCGCCGATCTTCTGAATCTCGGCCTGGGTCTTCTGACCCTCGATGGCCGTCTCCTGCTGCTTGATCTGCATTTCCTGCTGCATCAAGCCGACCTTGCCCTTGGCCTCCTCGGCCTTGGCCTGCGCCGCTTCCCCGGTCGCCTGCGCCTTCACCATCTCGGCCTGCGCCATCATCTTGGCGGCCTCGGGGTCTTCCCCGCTGTCCTGCGGCGGCGGCTGGTAGTTGGCGAACTCCTCCGCCACCTCATCAATCGCTTCGTCCATCTGCCGCCCGGGCCGGAAGCCCGATGCTACGAAACGCAGGCTCTCGGCGACGAACTTGCCCAACTGCGGGGCCAGCTGCATCGCCTGAACTCCATTGTTCAGCACCTCGGCAATGGCCGCCGCGAACTCCTGCCGCTTCTGCTTCTCCCGCATCTCGTCGGGCTGGATGGTGCTGTCGGTCTCGATGTCGAGCACGAACGGCCGGAGCTTCTGATCCTTCAGTAGCGCGCCGACCTTCTCGACGGTCACCGTCTGGTCGAGCTCGGCCAACTGCTGCTGGCACTGCTGCTCCAGTTGCTGGATTTGCTGCTGGACCTCCGGCGGGAGGGCGCCGAGGTCAGGCAGCACCGGGCATCATCCCCGGCTGCGGGGCCATCTGCGGTTGCTGTTGCGCCATCATAGCCTGCTCCACCACCGCCATGATCTGCTGCTGGCACTGCTGCTGCACCTGCGCCTTCTGCGCCTCGATGTCCGCCTGCCGCGGCAGGTCGTCCACCTGCGCCATCATCAGCAACTGGTCGATCTCCAGATTCTCGCACATGATCTCCGCCTTCATGCGGATCACGTCCCGCGCCAGCCGGACCATCTCGCCCTGCCGCTCCTGAATGCGGATCGAGCCGTATTGCGACTTGAGCTCCTGCGCGCCGAGTGTCTCCTGCGCATCCGTCGATCCGCGCATGATGTCCGAGATGCCGGTTATCTCGTACACGTCCTGCACCAACTGCCGGCGGACCTCGATGCACGCCTGCAGCGTCGTGACGACCTGCTCGATCGGCCACCATGCAATGGCGTCGTCCATCCGCCCGGAGCCAAGCGCCGCCATGCTTGAGATCGGCACCAACAGCGCGTTGTTGTCCGCGCGCTTCATCGCGCCCTCAATGGCGTCCGCCACCTCCGGGTTGCCGGCGGCGTAGAAGCCCTTCACCCGCAGCGACTTCTGCAACCCACCGATGCGGGCCGTCAGTTCGTTGATCTCCTCAACCTGGTCCTTGTAGTAAACGAAGTCGGGAACCGGCGTCAGAGTGTTGGGCTGGAGCGTGCCATAGGCCGGGCGGGGGCAGGGAAAGAACCCCGTCAGGTCGAGCGGCGGCGGGCCTTCGGCAATGATGTCCTTGCAGCCCTCGGACACCCAAACGACCTTGCGCTCGCCCTTGTGCCAGACTTCCCAGATCGGGGCCTTGGCTACGCCCTTATCCTGGGCGTCCTTGTTCCGGTCCTCCGGCTTGTCCTCGAAGTTCATCCCCTCGGGGATGGCGCCATCAGGGACCGTCACCTTATACCCGCGATCCCGCAGCGTAGTTAGCCACGACTTCACGCCCGGCTTGTCCTTCCATGCCCGCTTAGCTACCCAGACAACCTCTTTCCACTTGCGCGCCGGGTCGCAGCGGAAGTCCTTGCGCGACACATGCGCGGCACTCGGCACCTCAAGCCCGTCGCGATCGACAATGCTCAACCACGGCACGCCCCGCGCCGAGATCTCCAGATCGTCCCGGCAGAGCATCATCGTGTCGTGCAGATCGTCGTTGTCCACGTCGGCCGAAAGCGCCCGCTCCAGCACGTCCGCCGCCTTGCGGGGCAGCGGCTTGCGGTCGCGGAAGCGGGACGTTGCCACCGGAACGGGCGCGCGGCTGTAGATCGCCGGGCGCCGAACCTCGGAGTTCGCCCAGAAAATCTGGTACTGCCGCTCCGCCCGGCGCGCGGCCAGCTTGCGCAAGTCGCCATACTGCTTGTCGATGTCGTCACAGATCGCGTGGTATTCCCGCTCCTCGGCATCGCTGAGAAGCTTGAGCCAGGGCTTTGCCGTGCCGTCAGTCTTGGCAACCATTCACCGCCCCAATCTGATTGCGTAACCCGGCTCACGCGGCTCGGGCACGTCATGGAAAACCGGATCGAGGCGCGGCGCATCCGGCTTGGGCCGGACGTACTCCTCGCGCCACGCCAAGCCGAGGTATCGCCCTGCGGACCCGATGTGCTCCGCCCAATCCTTGAGCGGATTCTCCCGGAAGGTCTTTAGCTCGTCGTCCCACTCGCGCCGGTAAGCCTTCAGGCCCTCGATCCCGAGCGCGAGCCGCTGCCCGGCCTCGTCGTCGCCCGTGTGGAACAGCGCGGAGTTTATCGCCGTGCGCCCCGCCTGGAGGCCGTCAGCCACGCTAACCTTCGGGATGCGGCGAGGATTGCGCCCCAACTGCACCAGCGTTTCAAGGCGCGTCCGGCGCGAGCCCCATTCCGTGTTCGCAATGTCGTGCGGGACGTAATCGACGCCGTTATAGCCGCGCTCTTTGAGCCAGACTACCCACTCCTCAAGGTCGTCGCTTTCGGGCCGGTAGAAGTCCACCACCCGCAGCCACTTGCCGATGGCCTGGAAGCAGAAAATCGGGTTGTTGACCGCCTTGCCCAAGTCCCAGACGGTGTGAACCGGGTGCCGCGGGTCAACGGGCACGTCCAGCATCCGCCCTTCGCGCTCGGCCTTCGCCATCTCCGCGCCGAAGTAGGCACCGACCTGAGCGCCCGAGAACGAGCACAGATACTCCTGCTCGAAATAGGCGCGGCCGAAGTCGAGGCCGTAGAGCGCCTGATACTCCGCCAGCGCCTCGGCAAGCTGGTCCTGCCGGAGCGCGCCCGTGTCCTCGACGGTCAGCATCTCCGCGAACCAGCGATCGCTCTTGCTGGCGTAGTCGTAGAGCGCCTTGGCGTGGTTGTTGCCGCGGGGCGTCGTGATGAAGGCCGCCTTGCCCTTGCTCTCCTCCAGCATCGGGCGGTGGTAGGCCCAGGCGCTCGGGTTTGCCAAAGCCCACTCGGAATAGCTGATCCAGACTGGGCCGGCGCCGACCGTGGCGTCATAGGCGTCCGAGCCTATGAGCTGCCAGGTAGAGCCCCACTTGAACTGGATGAACATCTCCTGCTCGCGCGTCGTCTCGCGAATCTCGTGCGGGAAGATCTCATCTATCCGGCGCTTGCCGGTGGCGGCGTTGATGGCGCTCCACAGCACCTTGCGGGCGTGGGCGTATTCGGGGAGGCAATGCCAGTGCGTCCCTATGCGCTTCTGGCTGTGGTCACGCGTGGCGTTTAGGACGATCTCATCCTTGCCGGCGCGGCGGTGCCATACGGCAATTGCCTCC